AACGTTTTTTTGAGAGTATTCCTCTATGTAAGCTTTTAGCGCATCTTGATACTGTATAGATGTTCTTTCAAACTCATCAAGAAAAACGTATTTTATTTGGTCTTTTTCAACTTCATTTACTAGATCAAATCCCATGTATACTTTAGAACAAAAATCATCTATTTTTGTTCTTAGGGTGTCAATAGAAGTGTAAAATGAACTATTGATTTCCAAGAAGGGTTTATCTTTTGAGTATTTACCTATTAAAATTCTAGCAATCGATGTTTTACCAGTACCAAAATGTCCACAAAGTAGGAAGTTATTATTCAAACCACCCTCGAAAATCTTCTTTATTCTTGGAAGGAGTATTATATCTTCGAACTTCTTAGGTCTCCATTTTTCGGAAAGTAATAGGTTTTTCATAGGAATCTTATAAAGTTTGAATAAAATAAAGTTTAGTAGAATCGACTTAACTTAATATATAACTTATGATCGGTGAAAGATTCAATTTTGAGGATGTTTTTTTTAGAGACTTAACTATATGTGTTCTTGATACATTGGAGGGTGAAATTAAATGGACAAATAGATTCAGCGCGGGAGATAGGATTGTTAATGTACCATTCTACTATTCGATGACTGGTGATGAAAGATTTTTATTAGACTCATTCCACGATGACATTGTTTCTAATAGTCGGTATGTAGATCTGAATACCGATATAGTACCAAGAGGACATCTTACTTTGACTGGATATGAAATAAGGTCGGACGAATTTGCTAACCCAAATGTTTGGTTGAAAATGATGGTTGAGAATGATGATGAAATTAGAAATATACTCACCAAAGTAAGAGCTATTCCAATAACAGCTAAATACGATTTGTCTATTCATCTTTCGAGTGAAATTGACACATTCAAGTGTTCTCAAGCAATTATGGACACATTGTGGTTATATCGTTATATGTATTTCGAGCATAACTTCATGAACATAGATGCGGTTATGACTATACCAGACACAAATACTATAGAAATTAATCGTGAAAAAAATCTGACCTCGGACAACACAATAAAATTGACTGTTCAATTTGATGTGCAAACATATTATCCATCATTTAGGAAACCTAAACTTCCGAAACCTATAGATGTTACGTTCAACTGTGGTTACGTAAATAGGAATATTTACTACCGAATAAATGTGAGAAATTCCAATGAGACCATACTTTTGAGTGAGGCTCATAACTCAACAAGTTCTTCCGATGCTACTCTACATATAACATTAGGAAGAGGACAGAGCGTGTCTGGAAATTATGCTTCGGTAATATCTGACAGTTTTGTCAAATATTGTGTTGAAATTGATCTCAATGGGGATGGAAATTTCGTGAATTTACCTTTTCCAACTGAAAAAAATATTTCAACATCATATTATAATTTAAATGCTAACTTTCAGATATCTATATACACTGATGATTGTACAACTTTAATTTATAGTGAAGTTCAAAATTTAACTACGAATTCAAATGGAGACGTTAATGTATTCATTGGTACTGGGGAAGCTTCACTTGGTAACTATTATCAAATAACTTCCAATTATACCGGATTGAAATATGATTTGGAAATAGATATCAATGGGACAAATAATTTTACTCCTATTTTTTCTTGTGAAATCTTAGAGTTGCAATACTGCAAAGATTTATTCATTGAACAGAATCAAACAACAAGGGGTGATTCACTATCAAATGCCTATACACAAGTCAGTTCTGGATACGAAAATTCCGATATAATCCTATATCCAAAAATGACAAGGTGGTATAAAAATTTAATAAATCTCAATGACAGAAGTATGCCACAGAATAATAGGGATACAAATGCCAATAGACCAGTCTTATAAAGAAATTATTTTGGAAAAAGTGATAAAAAATGATTTTAGAAACTAATATATAAGAAATAAACTAAAAAAATAATAAATGTTATTATGAAGAATCTCAAATTGGAGTTATTCAACTTTAGAAAAAACTTCCTCCTAGAGGACGTGCAACTGTCCTCTATTCTAGAAGGTCATATAAACGCTTGCAATTCTTTATCTGAAAAACAGATAATTCTTTCATTGAATGAGCAATTAAAACAATACACTTTCGATAAATCAGTTAAAACTTTATTGGAGTCTTTAAATGATGATGTGAAAGAGTACCAATTATTATATGAATTGAAGCATTTATATAATGTTTTGGATAGTAAAAATCAAGGTGAGCTTTTAAGACAACCTATTAATGTCCTTTTACAAACTATCAATATGGATTCTGACCAAGATAGAATGTCAAAAATTCTTAATGAACTAGCAGTTTATGACTGGGTTCCTGAAATTAAATTATTTGTACACAACTTGGTCAAATCTCCCGAAAAGAAAACCAATTTATTATCAGGTGGTAAATCAGAATCAATTTACACTATCGTTGAACAAGTCGAAGATGGTTATCTTTGCCATGTTAGAGATTCTTGGTTTATCTTAACTGAAAATAATATTGAAAAAACACTTCTAGAAAATCATGTTCAAGATCAAGAAAAACTTAGAACACTTAGAAATCTTGAGATTGGTATGAGATTTGCAACTTTATGTGAAGATAGAATCAATTTTAGAATTTCCGAAAGTTTGACAATCGGACTTTCGACTGAAAAGAAAGGAGTTATTTTTATCAATGATGATGAAATGAATAAAGAAACTACACTTGAAAGTTTATTTGCTTCCCCAATCATCCCTATCGTAAATAAAAACTTTTATCCAGTTTTACTTGAAACTTCTCATAATTTGAATAAGTTTGTTGAGATGGATGTGGTAAAAAGGGTTACTAATCTGATTAATCCACATCTTGAAGTTTTTGCATTTAACTATAAAAATGCTATTTATTTGTACAGATGTGATGAGAGATATGGCAATTCGTTCTTTAAATATGAGTCGGCTTTAGAATTAGTTAATGAAGTAAGAAATGAATTGAATTATGACTTAACATATTTCTATGAGAATAATTTGAGCAAAGAATTGGTTACGAAGAGAAAATTAGAAGATAAAGAGAGAGAAATCACTTTGAAACTCGAAGATGTTGATTTAAATATTGGTAAAATTGAAACATCAATCAAAATGATTGGTGAATCAAATACTCTGTCAATAGCTTTAGGAAACCTTAGAAAAAGAAAAGACACATTAGAAGAAGAGTTATTAGCTATTAGAGAACTTCAATACAATGAAAGGGAAAAAGAAAGGCTATAATATAATAACATTTATTTAATATAAAAAAAACCAGAGAAATCTGGTTTTTTTTAATTTATGAAGAAACTTTAATTTTTAATGATATATAAAATACACGTTTACACAAAAAATAATATTTGACCTATTTACCTTCATAATAAAGACCTTTACATGGAAATAATAATTTCCAAAGCACAAGGCAAACTTACTTATAAATCCAAATTAATGTTGGAGGTTCTTGCTAAAAGAACTATTAAGAAAATGCGTTATTACAATAATGATGATAGAATGGATTGTTATCAATCTGGTTTATTAGATATGTTTTCAAACTGGTATAATTTCAATGAAGAGAAATCAGAAAATGCTTTTGCTTATTTCACCGAGGTTTTCAAAAGGGGACTTGCAAAAGGTTTTAATGAACTTTATAAGAAGAAGGGAGATAGTGACCATCAGATTAGGTTGATTTCTATTGAAAGTTCTAATGATGGACAAGGACTGCATTCGATTTGATTTTATCTATTGAGATGTTGCTCGGTTATTATTATGAATTCAAATCCCTTTCTTTCACAATACTCAATCATTGATTTCCATTTACTTAAGTTTTTATTATACATTTTCAAAGCATATTCAAAGTTTTTGAGTTGTTTAGCTGTTGGGTTATCCGTTAATTTTGGTGGAATTGTTTCGGAATGTGGCTTAACCTCAGCAACAACTCTTGATAGAGTACCATCCTGCCTTTTCAGTTCATAATAAAAGTCTGGATAATAACTATGTTCACTAGTCTTGTAACTCTGTAGTTCAGAAACCCATTCAGTTTTTGAATAAGGTATTCTTAGATGTTCAGCACCCCAATGAATAATGTTTTCATTCATATCAAGATATATCATCATCTTTTGCTCCAAACCAGATCTATAGAATAAACCTCCTTGACTATTCAATTTTATTACTTTGTCTCTATTATTGGGTGTATATAAACCTTGTTTGTACTTATTACCTTGTCTTGGTGCGCTGTTAATCATAAAGTATTTACAATTTTAAATATATATCCATTATGGGTGATTTACTAGAAAGGGTTAAGTTAAGTAATTTAGTAAATGGTAACGGTATAGCAGATAATTACAAAAATAATTCTTTATATTTTTTCGAAAAATATAGAAAATCCGATAAAGAGGTTACCGCGGTATCACTATCTAAAATCCAAGCTGGAAGATTTTACTTTTTTCATTATATGGATGATTCTAATTGGATGAAATGGTCACCTGTTTTTGTTATAACCATTAGAAAATTTGAAAACTTACAAATTATTTTTGCTATAAATTTTAACTTTGTACCCCTAGAGGTGAGGACATCAGTTTTTGATGAAGTTTTGAATGATAATAATTTCGAAAAAGATACTCCTCTGAAGGTTAATATGGAAGAAGCATATAAACGACTGAGAAGATATTCTTTCGAATATTCAATTTGTGAGTATAATTTGGCTCAGATAAAACTCTGTCATAAAATAGAGATGAATTCTGTACCTAGGTTCTTGTACTCAGGTCATCCGAAAAACAAATATGATGCGACGAAACTTTATTCAATTTGGAAAGCGAAACTTATGAATAAAAATAAAAGGGATGCTGAGATGTCACAACTCTTATTGAAAGATTTTTATGAAGCATCAGAAGAAATATCTAATAAGTATGATGTTTTAAAAGGACATATTAAACGCGTACAGGCTAGTATAGAAAAGTATGGACGACAAAGTTAATATATATCCATATAATAATAAATAATAAATTTTTGGATGCCTTCATACAATCCTTTGAATAATCAACAGCAAAATCAAGCTAATATCTCATCTTCGGTAGAAAACAAAGGTTTATTTAATAGACTACTCCGCCAATTATCTAATTTTGGTATGAGGTATGATGATATGATTCTGAGAAATACTGTGGGTGTCGGTATGAACGAAGACCCGTTTGCTCAGAAAAATAATTCTATGTATGATTTCTTTTCACAAAAAGCAGTAGCTTCTGTGTTGAATAAGAAATCCATACCCTATCTTGATCGATCATATGCTGACAAAAGGAGAATATTGAGGGAATACTCCATAAAGGATGAAATTAGAGATTTTGTTTCAGCGGTTGCGGATGAATCGATAATCTTCAATGATGAAAAGGATTTTTGTTCCCCAGAACCATTAAGCAATGATTTCTCACAGGATGTTAGGGACAAATATCAAGAGTTTTTCGAAATTATTTATAATAAGTTTGGATTCAATGATAACATAACTGCTTGGAATATGATGAGAGATTATCTTATTGATGGTTATGTTGCTATCGAAATTGTTTGGGATGACAAGAAGAAAAACATTATTTATTTTAATAGACTAAGACCAGAAACCTTGGTTCCAGCCTATGAGCCTGCAATTGGTAATTTATGGATTCAATACCCAGAAGACCCACAATTGAGAAGAATTTTTTTAGATTCTCAGATAGTTTTCATATCATATTCAACACAGCAAGATTTTTCAGAAACATCATATGTTGAAGGTTTGATAAGACCCTATAACCAATTGAAAATCTTGGAACAAACAAGAATAATGTTCAACATTATCAATGCTACAATCTACCAGAAGTTTACTATACCAATCAAGGGATTACCAAGACAACGTGCTGAGGAACAAATAGGTCAGTTGATTGCCGATTATTCAGAAGAAATTGATTGGGATGATACAATGGGTACGGTGACAATAAATGGTAAAAAGCATTTACCATACAATAAACAAATATGGTTTCCAGAGGGAGATGCTGGAACACCGGCAATGGAATTGATTAGTCCTGAAGGTCACAATCTTAATGAAAATGATATGTTGACTTGGTTTTTCAATGCCTTAAAGAGAGCTTCAAAAATTCCATTTCAAAGATTTGATAAAGAGAATGGTGGTGGGACTGTATTTGACGACGCTGCTTCAATGACAAGGGATGAGGTTAAATTTAACAACTTCATCAACAGATTGAGAGCTAGTTATAAAGAGTTAATTGTAAAACCCCTCCGTCTACAAATGTGTATGGAGTTTCCAGAACTAAAGGATGATGAGGTTTTCTTGAACCAAGTTGATATAAACTTTGTTTCTAATCAATTATTTGAGGAGTGGAAAAAGTTAGGAAACTTGGAAAAACGAGCTGGTTTACTCTCAACATTACTTGGTATTCAAACTGCTGATGGACAACCATATTTCCATATTGACTACTTAGTTGATAATGTACTCAAACTTACTCAAGAGGAAGTTGAGGAAAACAAGGCTTATTGGATTAAATCTGCCAAGGGTGGTGGTGCCGCCGCTGGTGGAGAAGGTAGTGCAATGGAAGGTGGAGCTGAAGGTGGTGGAGAAGCTGGTGGAATGGAAGGTGGAGCACAGACTGGTGCTCAAGCAGGAGCTCAGGCTGCAGCTCAGACCGCTCCCGAAGGTGGCGCTCAAACAACACCCGAAACAGGTGGTGGTGAAGAAGCAGGTGGTGGAGGTGGAGAGTTTGAGTTTTAATTAGATAACTTTCTTGAAAGAATCTCCTTTGACTTCGATGGATTATTTACTCCAAATTTTTGAATCATAGTTTTTTCAATCTTCTTTCTAATTTCTTTATTTTGGATAGGGTACTCGACACCCCAGTTTTCTTTCAATGTAGCTTTC